GGAAACTGTTGATAAAAAGGCAAAAGAACTTGTCGAAAAAGAACATATTACAATAGAGGAAGCAAGGACAAGAGTATTTAAATCTGATCCTACGCTTTATGAGAGATACTTGATAGAATAATAAAGGAGGTGTTTGTATAAATGGCATTTGCATATGAATTAAATAAAAAATCAGTAACATTGCTTGCTGACACCGACTTAGAAGATTATCAGTATTATGCTGTAAAGTTAAATTCTGATGGTGAAGTTGTCCTTGCATCTGATGCAAACGATGATTGTTTCGGAGTTCTTCAGGATGAACCGGCTGCTGCTGGCAGACCTTGTGAGGTAGCAGTTGAGGGTATAACTAAGGCAATCGGTGGAGCAGCTATAAACGCTGGTGCAAAAGTTGAGGTTGGTGCAGGTGGTAAGTTTGTAACTTATACTACTGGACCGCTTGCAGGAATTGCTATAACATCATGTGGTGATGATGAAGAGCAGTTCTCATTAATGATAGATAGGGATGCGACATCCAAATAAATAAAAATGAAAGGAGTTGAATTAGATGCCAAATCCTACTTATGGAAATATACATGTTGATGCACCGCTTACTAATATTAGCGTTGCTTACATACAGAAAGCAGATAGCTTTATAGCAGATAAGGTTTTTCCTATTATACCTGTTAAAAAGCAGTCTGATAGATATTTTGTTTACTTGAAAGAGGACTGGTTCAGAGATGAAGCAGTTGAAAGAGTTATGGGAGCAGAAAGTGCTGGTGGAGGTTATGAAATTGATAACACACCTACTTACTTCTGTAAGATATATGCATATCACAAAGATGTGACAGCAGCAGATAGGGCTAACTCAGATATTCCGTTACAGCCTGATGAAGATGCTTCACAGTTTGTGTCTCAAAAATTCTTACTTAGAAGGGAGACTGATTGGGCTACTAGGTTCTTCGCAACTGGTATTTGGGATACTGAATATAAAGGAGCATCAGCTACTTCAGGTACAAACCTGTTATATTGGAGTTCAAAAAATTCAGATCCAATAGGTGATGTTGCTACAGCACAGTTGGATATACAGTCTGTAACTGCATTTAAACCTAATGTAATGGTTATTGGTCCTTATGTTTATAAGGCACTTAGAAATCATGCTGATGTCCTTGACAGAATAAAATATACACAGGGTCCTGCTATTCCTACACCAAATCTGTTAGCACAGTTATTTGATGTTGATAAGGTACTCGTGGCACAGGCAGTTAAGAACTCAGCAGCTAAGGGTGCGACAGAAAGCACAGATTTCATTTATGGAAAACATGCTTTACTTGCTTATGCAGCACCAAGCCCAGGTTTAAAGCAGCCTACTGCTGGTTATATAATGGCTTGGACTGGACTTGAAGGTGCCGGTGCTTATGGTAACAGAATGTACAGGATACCTATGGATCACTTAGGTCTTGGAACTACAAGAATCGAAGGCGAAATGGCTTACGATTGTGAATTGGTAGCTTCTAGTCTTGGTGTATTCTTCAATGGAATAGTGGCTTAAAATGACCTTTACTTGGACAGGAGATCCGTCAGCAAGTACGATTGAGCAAGTACGTGCAGAAATATTTGATACAGATTCAGCCAATGCATTATTTACTGATGAATGGATTGAATATGTTTATGCACAAGAGCATACAGTATTAAATACTGCTGCTAGACTATGTGAACAGCTTTCTGTTAAATACTCATCTGATGTTAGTAGAGCAATTGGTCCGCTAAGAGTTGATCTTAGTGATAAATCCAAGTTCTATGCAGAAAGAGCAAAAGAATTAAGAAAGCGTGCCATGAAATTTGCTGAACCTTATGTTGGTGGTATTTCTGATGCTAAGGAAACTATTTTTGAGCAGGATAGTGATATTAAACAGCCTATATTTAGTAAAGGTATGATGGATAATGAGTAAAACAGTTACTCATGTAAAAGATTGGTTTAATTGTAATGTTATTTATAAAGAATATGTGTCCAGAGATGGTCCAGATATAGTATATGCTAGCGATGGTGAAACTATTTCATGCTATATCTCTGGACATACAAAATTGTTTATAAATGAAAAGGGAGAAGAAATCATATCTAATCAACAGATATTTTTAGATTCAGATGATATTACTATCACAGACCAATATTCTGGTATTTTTGAAATAGATGGTAGAAATAGACCTATAAAAATGATAGAAAATTTTTATGATGAGGATGGAAATAAAGATTTGATTGTGGTGTATTTATAATGACGGGGTTTATTGAAATAAAATGGGATATGCCTAGTAGAAAAAAAGTATTAGCTAATATTCGTTCAAAAAAGATTGAATCAGAAAATGAAGGTAAATTAGCTTTAACTGAAGTAGCTCAGGCTATCATGCAGGAAAGTAAACAATTAGAAGTTCCTGTTGATACAGGTTCTTTAATGTCTACTGCCCATATTTATGAACCGATAACGGAGGGTAATAGAGTAAGAGTGCGTATGGGGTATGCAGGTCCAAAAGACATGATGAACCCAAAAACTAAAAAAATGGTTAGTACATATGCACTTACTGTACATGAAAATCCACCAGATGTGCAAAACCATCCTCATGGTAAGTGGAAATTTTTAGAGGATCCTGTTAGAAGATATACTGATAAAATGCTATTATGTTTAAGAGATAGATTAAGTGTTGTATTCTCAAAAGGAGTTAAGTAAATATGAG